AGTATTCTATCAACATTTGCTTCTGGATGACGAGTCTCCCTGATGGTTTCTGGGGAGATATTATATTGCATAATAAGATGAGGATAGAGACTATTAAGGTCAAAAGAGACCACCCAATCATAGCGTCCTGCAATTGGTTCTTTGACATAAGCACCTGCGTATTTGTCAGATTTATCTGATTGTTCTTTTTGTGGAATTACTATTCCTTTTTTCTTCAAATAATTATAGATGATTGTATCCCACATCCTTACCTGATAGAAGACATCATTGTAATTTACTTTAGCATCATATGCCATAGTAAGTGCCAGTTCAATAAGTTTCATCTTGTCTTCCAGACGGTCAACAAGTTCCACATCCTTGATGTTATATTCTACAAACTTCTGCCAACCATTAGTATAGAAATCTTTGAAGGTATCATGCTCAGAGTGGTCAAGTTTTTTCTGACCTAGTTCTACCTCTGCAATATAATCTAATCGATAAGATTCTTGTGCCTTATAAGTAAACTTCTTATAAAGATCAAGATAATCTAACTGCGTGATACCACCAATATCATAATAGACTTGCCTACGACCTTTAATATAAACTTCCTTCTCACTAACCAATCCCCAAGGAGATAATCTTCTGGCAAGTTTCTCACCTAGAAGACGATCAATCCTTTTAGTAATGTATGGCATATCGAACAGTTGGATATTCCATCCTGTTACAACATCAGGAGTATTATCCATCCACCATTGAATGAAACTACTTAAAAGATCATGCTCATTATTGAACTGTATGTAACGAACATTCTCTTGCCTGTTCTTAAACGAACCGACACCCCATGTTGTGATCTCTTTAGTATTATAATCTTGCACAGAGATCAATAATATCTCCTGATCAGCAGTTTCTACATCAGGAAATCCATTCTCAGAACGAGTCTCAATATCAACAGTTAATAATCGTACCTTTTCAATGTCGAACTTGATCTCTTCTTCGGGGTACTTATCTGAGATATACTGGTAGATATACCTCTCATTGCCATAAATTTTAAAATCATCAATTTCTTCATACTTTTTATAAAAATCTCTACAGTCTCTTACCGAACCTGGTTTGATAGGTGCAACATATTCACCTTCTAAAGTTTTATAAAAAGTTTTTTTGTTTGAGGGAACGAACAGAGTTGGATTATATTTTTCTCTGAACTGAATGTACTCACCATTATCATAACCACGAACGAGGAAGTTATCCCCGATCATTTGCACATTAGTGTAAAACTTCATTCAATTAATAATTTCATTGTATGCATCTAAAATAAATTTGTCTGGATCTACAAGAGTCAGAATCTTATCACTGCTAATACGACATTTATTATCTGATGATTTGTTAAGAACATCCCAAGGTTTTAAACGATCAATATATTCTTTTGGTTCATCTCCCTCATCAAACTCAATGAACTCATATGGATCTGTAAGTTGACAATCTGGTTCACCAATATCAGCACCAACTACTTCTTGAACATCTGCGATGACACATTTATAACTGTCATCAAATACTACTATCTTAATTGCCATTTTGCAACTCCAAATACATTGCCTTAAGATCAGGAATAGGTTCAAATACACATTGAACTGAATTAGGATTAACTACAAAGGTAGAATCATTTGTTAATGCTTGCCAAGTTGCTAATGAAACTTGAGATTGATTATGATCGACTTGACCTCCATCTTCTTGAAGAGTCATTGTTGGTTGTAAAATAACCTTTAATGGATTATTAAAAAGGTATTGTCTGCTATCATTATCAGGATCAATTACCTCCTTTATATCAGCGATTATCTGATCGCTATTAATCAACGCTACTTTTATCGACATGTGTTTTAAATTCCTTTCGTCATTATACCATAAAAAAGAGGGTCTGACGACCCCCTTATATATCACCTTAGAATTTCATTGCATAACCGTTTGCAAGTAGGTTGACCATGCGAGCATTCAACAATGCATTCATAATACTCATCCAGTTTTTGTTCCCATGAATCACTTGAATAAGAGTGATCGGTCATTGTCCATCCAGACAGTTGGTTCTGGGGCATTATGTTGTGCATAGTTGTCTCCATATGTACTTTATTTAGTTAGGAAATCCTAACAAACCTACTTTTAGTTACAAAAATTTATGCCTAGTCAGATCCAATCCTTACGCTGATGATGTTCTGGAATTACCTTAGTAAGTGTGACAGTTAGTAATCCATCTTCAATAGTTGCATCTTTGACAATAGTGTCTTCAGCAATATGCCATGATCTATTAAAGGATCTTTGTGCAAGTCCTCTATGTGCGTAAGTTTTATCTTCTTTTTCTTCTTTGTTTCCTTCCACATTAAGTCTACCGTATTCTGTATAGACTTTAATCTCATCTTTTTTAAATCCTGCTAGTGCTATCTCTAGTTTGGATTCAGTATTACTTACATTGATAAGATTGTAAGGTGGGTAATTACTTGTTGTAGTATCATCCCAGAAACGATTGAGATAGTCATCCATCCCTATACCGTTTTCTCTAATAATCTTCATTAATTCTGGAAGATTAGTAGCATGATACCTTGCGAGGTTAGTCATCATGGTTCTCCTTAATAAGCGAGTTGTTTTTTGTTGTCCCTTTCGGCGACACTACTAATTATAACACTTTGCGTTTCTCTCCAGTCTTTAACATGGTACGCTTTACCACCCATTTCTTGTACTGCTTTCCCTAAACTGTAGTCATTGCCTCCTTTTTCCATCCTATCACCAAAGAAATGCAACTCTTCTCCTAGTCTAAAGTCTTTGATAATCTGACTCTTATCACTACCTAGAGGTCCTAAGTCAAGACCAGTCTGTCCTCCTAGTGTTACAGATAGATTTGGAAAATTATTTCTAAGTCTATTTGCAATATCCTCTCTTTCTAATCTATCTTTATCCCACTTAATATATTCTTCTCTACCTAACATTGGATCTGTATCTCTACCCAAGATACTAAAATTTACTCCACCTGGTCTTCTTTCAATATGATTTCCATTACGAATAGGAAAACAACTGTATGCTAATTCATCTTTTAAAAACCTTTCTACATCCCTTGGCAACTCCCAATCATCTCTATAGACATTAACATCTCTTTCATAAACATCACTACCAGAGCAATTATAAACTCTCTTTGCTCTGTAACATATATCAAGACCAAGTTGGTCAACTGTCTTCTGTCTGTCACTACCAGTAACCAGATATACAGGATATGTACAGCAAAATTTTATAAAGAATGCTTCAAATGAACTATCAATCTGACCTCTACTGGGAGTGAGAGTGCCATCTACATCAAATATATAATGCTTCACTTAGTATGTGGAATATCTATATCATCGCATCCTGCGTATGATGTTGACAAGTCAGCACCTATATCACCACCCTTATCTGCACCAAACATGGTAACAAATCCAGCAGCAACCCAACCTATAAATGGTATATTTGACAATGCAGGGGCAGCAGAAGCACCAACAGCACCACCTACCATTCTACCAGTTCCTTTTCCAGAACCTGCAGCTTCAATACATGCGATAGTCTTTGCACTAATTGCTGCTGCTTGTTCTTTAGTACTCTTACCTTGTGCAGATGGATCTATCCAAGCACTTGTGCTACTAACAGGTCCTCCATGATGCACTGCTCCATCCATTGTATACATTTCTGTTGTCTGTATATTTTGCTTCTTCGTTCCTAAGAATCCACCACTCTTCTGTATATCTTTTACATTAGACATAACTAAAGGATCATTTGCTCTATATGCCATTTCATATGAACCATCTGCATTAGTCTTAATTCTATATGATGTGTAAGGACCAACAGGAAGACTAGGAAATTTACTTTCCTCAGGTTGTCTTCTGGCAATTGTTCCTATTGCACCAACATAAGTTAATCCGATAAGACTTGCTGAACCTATTGCGATCCATCTTTTATAATTCATGACGATTCCTCTTCTTTAGTTTTACGACCAATGTTGTATTTAGTCTCTAGTATCCAGTTACCTTTATCTTTATAAGACAATACTTTTATCTGGTTTAAAGGTGCAATATCTGATATTTTAGCAGATTCTTTGATAGAAATCAAGCCCCAATCAGCAAGCAACTGACTAATACGATTCCTACGCTGCACATCGTTAATAGTAAGGTTAGCTCTTTTTCCATCAAGTGCAAATAATTCTTT